CTTTGCCGGCAAGGACACCACACGATCGTATCGTGCCGACGAAGAGACCGCTGTTCATTCCTTCCGAATCCCCGGGGCGCTCCTTGTCTTCCATCGGAGCCAGCATCGTGATTCGATCATCCAGCTGGATGCCCTTGCGCAGATCGAACAGCTCGTAGGCAAACGGTTCAGACGGGTACAGGACGTTGCCTGTCGCCACGAATGAACACCCCTTGTAGTAGCCAACGATCTGCCCTGCCGGTGCCGGCCCAAGCCACTGCGTCTGCAGCGGGAACACAAGCTCCTTGGTGTCGTTCGCGTACATAATACTGGTGGTCGCATTCGGAATCGTCAGCGCCAGATACAGCGTGTCGCCATTTGGTGTTGTCAGATACAGGTTCTTTGCCGCAACCCCTGAATCAGTTGAAGCCGGAATCGTCACCCCGAGCGCAGAGTTGGTCGGCAGTGTGATCTGTCCGGCCATGCCGGCTCCAGACTCCTGCCCATCCGATCTGACATGCGTCGTGACATACTGGTACGTCCCGGCCGGCATGTTGCCAACCATCGCGATAACCCCGGGCAGCGTCGGCACCGGCAGCCCCCACGAGCGTATCTGGCCTGCCTCAATGACCCCTTTGTCCGTTCCGTTGGAGAAATAAACCCGGTCGTTGATCTTGACGAAGTCCATCCACGACAGCGGATCGACCAGCGTTTTGACCGGCGTCAAGACATAGCTGGAACTGACGGAGTTAAGTGAGCCGCCGGACACGACGAAACACTGTGCGTTGTCCGACCACAGAGAGTGCATCGCACCCGCAACAAGATTGGTGTATCCCGGGCGACGGGCGACGCGGCCACTCTTGTCAATATCGACATTCAGAGCAACAGCCAGATCGTCAATCCCGAACCGATCAGGATCAATGTCATTGCGCAAGCCGGAAAAGGACTGGTAAGAAATTACGTCCTGATCACGTTGCTGGGATGGAGCGTCACCGGCCATGATTGATTTTTACCTAGTCCAAGCGAACCCGTTCATCCCGTAGCGAACTGTCATGTTGGAGAACATCTTGCGCTTCGTTTCCTTGATCGCAAGCATCACCGCTTCGTCAAACGCATCCTTGTGCTTCTTGGCCCGATCGGAATCACCAGCATCTGTGTCAAAATTGCGCAACGCACGGTACGCTGCCCACTCCAGAACGTCCAGCGCGAAGTCTTCCGGCATCTCCGATTCCCGCTCCAGATCATCCACCGTATAGGCGGTGATCGGCAGCCGGATCGTGCGCAGATAGAGCGTCTTGCCGTCTTCATCGACACCGGGAACCGGATAAACACTGAGCGTTACACGACCCTTGGTCGCAAAAACAAGCGTCTCGTCCGTAAAGAACGCGATCGGTCGCCCGGGCGGGATCGTGTATGCCGCGTTCGGATCGTAAGTCAGAAACTCCGGCGGCGTAAATTGCAGGATTAGGCTGTGGCCGCTTCGCTGCAAATCGAACGAGTCCGCGTCGAACTTGGCTGACAGCACCCCAAGCACTGACGGGTGCAGCGAGTACGTTTGCTGGTTAGCCACCAGTGTGACTCGCGTCACAGCCGGCGTAGTTGAATCCCGCAGTAGCAGCGTCTGGCGCGCGAAGCGCCGCTCGCCATCTCCGATGTACCGAATCAGCGTGTCGTCTGACCAGAGATGATCAACGTCACCGTCAGTCAAGTCACTGCTGTCACGCAGGATGTTCGTGCGCAACTCGTCCAGCTGGTCGGACAGGATCATGACCGGCTCCGGTAGAACTTAAACGCGAGAATCTGCGCCGCGAACGATGCGATACGGGAAGCGCAGTTTGTCGCGGTACCCGATCACCGTGTTGCCTCCATCGACAATCGGCGTCGCCATGACGGCCGTGTCAAGGATGTTCAGAATGCTCTGCGGGACATCCGCAGCTTCGCCGGGGCGCAGGATGTAACCGCGTCCGTTGGCACCGAAGAACTGACCGGTGGGCGGGATGTTTTCGTTTTCCTCAAGGATGATCCGAACACGCGGCTGTTCAATCGGATCGCCGGAAAGATCGTCCTCGCCGATGTCCAGATTTGCGCCCAGTGCGTCCAAATCAGCGGATGTTGCGTCACGCTTTGCTCGTGCCATGATCAGTCTTCCTCGTCAGATGCGGCTTCGGCGAATGCCTTACCGTAAACCTCGTCGTCATCCCCTTCGGGCTCCAACGATTCCAAATGCTGTTCAAGAAACTTTACCACTTCGGCCGACGTAGAAAACGCGTAGCCTACCCACGGATTCTTGTAGCTTCCCTTCGGCTTGTTATTGGCCTCACGGATTTTCGGGTCACAAATCTCGACCTCGTAGCCGTTCGCCAGCTTTTCGATTCTTACGACACAGTCATCCATGCTGCCTCCCACTAAGCCGATGGTGTTCATAAAAGTCGGGGGGCCGAAACCCCCCGGGCTTTCTGATTAGCCGATGGCTTGCCAGAAGAACGACTTGCTGGCGACCATCGTCGTGGCTGTCACCGTGAAGGTGTTGCCGCTGACAGTGATGCCGTTGGTTGTTTCCAGCGTGGATGTGCCGGCGGCGACATCATGCAGCGAATTTGCTGCCGACATGCCTTCAAACCACTCATCGACAATGCGGTCGGTCAAATTGACGAACTTCACATAACGCGGGGCGAACCCGAGCGTGAAGGTGGTGGCTGCAGCTGCGCCAGCGTCGGTAACGACTTGGCCGTGGGCAATGTTGCAGATGCCCTCGGCGTTGGACTGGGTGTTGGTGGTCAATGCCATGTCAAAACTCCTTGATCAGTAGGGTGATTAGGCAGTGGCCGCAACTTCCGCGCGCACGAACCATGCGTCTTGGAGGATGACGGCGGCTTGGTAGGCTTTCCAGCCGACCGTGCCACGCTGCGCCAGAGGATCGCCGGGAGCCGGCTTCGGATTGACGACCATCGGGGTCAAGGAGTCCTTGCCCTTCAGCGGCACAATACCGTAAGCGTCACGAGCGATGTAGAGGATCGGATACACGTCAGCAGACGTGCCGGTCGTGGAGCGCATCAAGCCCTTGGCACCACCCGCATCAGCCCACGGTGCGAAGATGGTCGAGGACAGGTAACGAACGCGCTCGATCGAGCCGATTTCGTTCTCCCACGGTGTCACCGTGCCGTACTGCTTGGTCGGGATGAAGCCGGAAGATGAACGGATGTCGGTTTCCAGATCAGGATGCACCAGACCGACAAACGCGGCTTCGATCGGCTCAGTCCGGAAGTCCGGCGTCGATTTGACCGTTTGCGTGATCGGCTTGGCGTTCTGACGAGTCAGCGCCGTGGTGATCTGACGTTGAAGCGCCAGCGTGATCGGGGTGTTGACCGCAGTACGCACGCCGCCATTGGCCCAGAACACATTGGTGCCGGCCTTGAGGACGTTGAAGCGGATCGTTTCGATCGTCTGCGCAGCGGATTCGCCCAACACTTCAGTCATTTGCTGCAACACACGGTCTTCGTGGGTGTCGAGGATGACATCGGTGATCGTCGCATAGTCACCGTATTGCTGCAGGGTGACGGTATAGTCGACGTTCGCCAGCTTCTTGCCGGCCGGAGTCACACCTTCAAGCAGCGGCGTGATCGACAGCACTTGGCTGAACGGGTTGGCGGCATTGGAATCACCAGCGGCACCGGTCGCGCCTTGCAAGAAGTAACGACGGAACTTGGCGACCTTGGTGCTGTTGGTCGGAATCGGGTAGGTTTGCCCGAACTTTTCCAGAACGAGATACGGCAGACCGCGCTTCAAAAGCTCGGCTACAGCATATGCTGCGGTACGGGGTGAAATATCACCATATTGGGTCACTGCGGCCATGACTAGGCTCCTTGAATGAGAAGGTTATTACGGGATTACGCGGGACGCAACGGGGTTCCACGTCGCAGCATAGTTCGTATCGGTCACACCAGCGTCAGCATCGAGCTTGGCGGTGATTCCTACGAGTGCAGTGCGAAGTGCGACCACGTCAGCGGTGAGCGCAGCCAACAATTTCTTGTCAGTCTGCTCAACTAGCTCTGCTGAAACTTGGTATGCCATGTGGAAGCTCCTTGAAAATTAGCCCTTGGCGAACTCGGCGAACGCTGCCTCGAAATCATTCGGGTCAGCACCACCGCTTGTCGATTCGGATCGTTTGGAACTGACCACTCGCAGAGCAGCAGCCGCTTGTCTGGCCTTCTCGGGGAGAGTCGCTTGTACCGGTACCGCACCCTTCGCAGGGACGGCAGGGGTTGCTGCAGGAGTCGAGGCTGCCGGCGCAGTGTAATTCGTCTCCTTCTTGAACCGTGTAATCAGATCAGCCACGTCTTCGGCTGACCCTTCCGAAATCACCTTGTCGTATGCGGACGCCAGATACGCCGGCTGGGACTTCGCCCATGCGATCGTCGCATCCCGAACTTGGTCGTAGTCCGGCACCAAGCCCTTGATATCGCTGTACTGTTCCTTGCCGCTGCGCGTCTGCATGTACTCAGCCACAGGGCCATACGTCGCCGCCACCTGATCAAACACGTACTTGACCAGATCGCGATACTCCGCGCGCCGCTGCAGCATCTCGCCCTTGGCGATATCCGGCCAGTCCTCATGGTACTTGGTAAGGAAGTCCTGCTCGTCCTTCGCGTAGAGCGGCGGGGGTTCGGCAGGGGCAGCCGCGGGAGCGGCCGGCGCAGGCGTCTGCGGAGCCGTCTTCAGAGCTTCCAGCTGAGACTTCAGCGCAGCGATCTCAGCTGCGTAGTCAGGCGCGGCCGGCGGCGTTTCCGGCGGGGTTTCGGCCTTGACTTCAGGCGCGGCCGGCGGGGTTTCGGCCTTGACTTCAGGCGCGGCCGGCGGGGTTTCGGCCTTGACTTCAGGCGCGGCCGGCGGCGTTTCTGCAACAGGCAGCTTGCCGCCCGGTTCTGTCGGAACAGAAGCGGTCAGTAGCTCGAACGCATCGGCAAACTCATCAACTTCTGGAATGATCTCTGGTTCCATATTTGCGTTATATCCTTGTCAGAACGTGATGTCAATAAAAAACCGCACTTATTCAGGTACTTGAGAATTTATCTCACGGCAGAGCGAATCCAGCGCCGCCACTCGGGCCTGCAGCTGCAGAAACTCCTCCGGACTGCATCTCAGCAGGTTGTCCTTGCCCTTGGCTACCCGCAGCAGCAGCAGCTGCGTCAAGGTTCGGAGTCCCACCTCCTGATGGTTGAGCCTGACCGTTTCCAGCAGCCGCCCCTCCTGCTCCCGCAGGCTGTTTGGTGAGTTCATCGGGTGAAATTCCTTTCTCAAGTGCTGCGAGGATGACGTTGGCAGTCTGGGCTTCCGCCGCCGCGCTGTTCTTGCCAGCCAGCGATATGGACTTCAGCGTATCCGCCAGAATCTGCCTGATTTGAGCCTCTGTCATGCGTTTGATGGTGTCCTGCTGCTCCGACTGCGTCTGCGACTCTTGGGCGTCGATCTGATCGCATCTGGCGTCGTCATAGACGATGTCCTCGACCACCAAATCACGCACCCTGACCCGCGCCCGGGCCAACTCTCGGGTATTGACGTATTTTTTCTCGCCGTCCGTCAGCGTCTGGGCAAGGTTATCCAGCTGAATTCCCAGCACTTCCTTGGCAATCAGGCTGGTCGCGCCGCGTGCCACCGGCTTGAAGTCACCACGGATGTCCGGATTCTGGTTGAACGTCTTGTTGAACGCGATCATCGAGCCGATCACAGACTCGGTAAATACGTCGAAATTGCGAACGACGTCCTTGAACGGCAGTGCGGCATCGCCGCGCAGCATCGACGCGCCTGTGGCCGTCCTGAACGGTTCTGACGGGCCTTTCTGCAGATCGCCGCCAGTCGCCTGATTCACGAACGTCTCGGCGTCCGAGAATTCCATGAACAATTTCACCAGCCCCTGCAATTCCTGCAAGTGCATGGGCAGTTCGATGACTTTTACTGCCGGAATGTTCGCCGTCGCGACGCTTTCGTCGTCCCGGTACCAGATTTTGTCGGTCTGGATGGACGACATGTCCTGATTCAGGCTCAAAAGCGACGTATTGACCTCGAAATTGCGCAAAACTGACGCATTGTCGATCGCCATCCGGGTCGCTGCGGCCACCCCCATCTGGCTATCGCGCACGATATTCGGCAGCGCGTTGCCCAACAGGGTCGATTCGTCCTCCTCGAACACGAAATGGTGGAACATTTTCATCTCGCCATCGGTGTCAAGCTCAGTCCAAGGGTCAAGCGTAGCCTTCACCACGAACTCGTTGAGCAGCCAAATCTCGGCTTTCATGTCCTCATTCAGCTTGTCATCAGGGATAACCGCTCCGGCGTCGCGCAATTCCTGCCCGGTGGCGTAGCCGTGCCAGACGATCGCCTCGTATTTGTTGCGTTCGGCCTCAGTGACGTTGATCTGCACGCCCATCGACTTCAATTCCGTCTCGAACGCACGGCGTTTGTAGTTTCCGTTCGGCGCAACGCGCAGAAACGCATCGACCTGATCTGGAATGAAGTCCTCGCGCTGCTTCAGCATGATGACTTGGTGCTTCGCCATGACGCGGCGGATGAACTGACCGTCCATCTGGTGCAGGTATTTCGCAGACATGTCCGGGTAGTAGTCCCATATCGGCACGAACTCGAACCGCGGCCGGTAGGCTTCATACGGCACCGGCACATACCGCCCAGACGCATCGCGATCCCAGCGCCGCAACTGCTGAACCTCCACGAATGGCCCTTCGAGCACGCCCATGCCGTACTGGATACCGCTGGTCAGCACCTTGCGGCAGAGCGCCACGAAATCGACCATGCGGCTGCCGCCCAGTTCCTGCAACTGATCCTCGATCTCAAGCTCCAGCCGCGCCGCGCGCTTTTTGGCAAACGCCCGTATGGACTGCTCGATCTCCTCGTTCGTCAGTTCGACCGGCGGCGGGGGCATCCCCTGCGCTCCCGGCGGCTGCTGCGATGGAGGGGGTTGTTTGGTGGCAAGCAGCTGATCGAGCACTGTCTGCAGATCGTCGTTTTCGAGATTCGGTACCGCGCTGGGGGCAATCGTCCAGCACTTGTCATCGGTGGGGAACAGCAGATTCATCAGCCGCGCCAGCATCGAGACGCATTTCACCCGCGTGATTTTCGGATAGGCCCGGGAGCGATTCGGGTCGAGTTTCAACTCCACATCCGGGTCATATACGCCAAGGACTTGGCGCGCGTTTCTCGCCCACTTCAACTCGGCCAGCCGGCGATCCATCTCGTAGCGCAGGAACCGCGACTGCAGCGTGCCGCCGAGTCGCTTGAGTCCGTCCGGATTCAGAATGCGCTGCGGCGGGTTTCCGGCAGACGGCTCGGTCATGCCGGGGGGCAGGGTCATATCCATGATGGTTCCTTAGTCAAGTCCCGGCATCCTACCTGAATACGTATGGGTTTGAAAACTTTGGCAAAATCGGCGTTCGCGAGCGTTCCCCGCGACGGCCGCTACGTGCCTCGTTATTCGAGTGATACTGGCATAGATACCCGAACGCATCGCCCGGGTGCGACCAGATGTTTTTGTCAGGCTCCGGCCGGTCGTCACCCTTTCTGGTCTGGACGTAGCGCCAGCCGGCCGACAGCGCCCGTATGAGGGTCTTGCAGCGCGGGTCGACCACCAGCGCCGGCCCTTTCGACGTGAGCCGTGTGGTGAAGTGCTCGATCGAGTCCAGCCGTGGCGTGAGTAAATTCGTATTCGCGATCTTGATCGACCAGAACTTCTGGAATTTCGGAGAGCGCAGCACGTCGGCCACAGTCGTCTCGTTCGTCGGCGTGCGCGAATTCGCCGCCGGGTCTGGGGCGATGATGATCTCGAACCCCTGATATTTCGCCTTGATGATCGGTATCAGCCGCTCATACGCCATGCGTTCTGCGCCATAGCCCTCCAGCGGCAAGTCTTCGAGGACGTGGAGCCTGCCGTACATGTCCAGCTGGCCGAAAATCAGCGCGCTGTGCTGCACGCCCGGGTCGTAGCCAATGACCAGCGGCAAGTCTGGGTTGCCCTTGAGCGGGACTGGCGAGACGTGCAGCTGGCGATTGAACGTCGGCACCACTGGTTTGCCGGCGACGGAGAAGCCCCACTCGGCTTCGATGAACTGCTTCTTCCAAGACTCGGATTTGCCTTTCTCCAAGTTCTCGTAATACTTCGGCGGCAGGTTCTCCAAGTTCTCGGCATCGGGAGACAGACCGCTAGGCTGATGATAGTAAAAGACATTCTCAGGCCGGTTCTCGATCAGCAACTCATGCCAGCTGGTGCCTTCCTCGCCCGGGTTACTGGCCCCCCACATGCCGAAATTCGTCGCCCCACCCTCGATTTTCGGGGGGTACCGACCACACCGGCCGGACAGACCCTCCACGATCTCAGGCGCGATCTGGACGAACTCATCGAGTATGGCGAACGTGATTTCCAGCGACAGGACTTTCGAGACGTCGTCGGCGGTATCCAGCGCGCGGAACAGCACTTCGCACTCCACGTCACCGAACCGCAGCGTGAAATTTTTCTCGGTGGCACGCCACGACCCGGCGATTCCGTCCTTGAACCAGTAATTCCAGCTGGCGAGCGTCGTGTCGCGCAACTGCGGCGCGGTGTTCCGAACTACCACGGCCTTCGTCCGGCGTATCCCGTCGATCGGGCTGGGCGCTTGCAACGAGGCCATGTAGGCGATTTTGAACAGGGAGCCGGTCGTCTTCGCCGAACCGAACGGGCCGACGATGAACGCGTAGAACAGTTCCCCGGGGATGTACTGCTGTATGAACTCCGACACCGTGGGTGCCGGACGGTAGTCGATCGTGACGGGTTTAGCCATTACGCAACACCTTGACCCAACACAGACCCGCGCTCATCGCGCTGGACGCCTTGGTTCGGTTGCCGCGATCAGCGGCTCGGTGTGCCTTTGGTTCAAGACCCTGCCCGAACCACGTTGGCGAAGTTTATGTTGATCATGAACCCATTCCCGGCAGCCACGGCGTTGGCCGCTGGCGAGTCATACCCGGCCCAGCGTGCCGTGGCCTTGATCAGGTCAGCCTGTACCTGCGGCGGTGTGCGCGGGTCGTGAATCATGCGCCACGACGTTTTCAGCAGTTCCTCGATCTGCAGCTTGGCCTTCAGCTTGAACGACATGCCGTCCTGCTTGAGCATGTCGATGGCGCGCTGCACTTCACCCAAGAACCGCTCGTCCTGCTTGATGACCAACCACTCGCCGTGGGTGATGCCGTATGCCTCACATACTCTCTGGGGGGTCGCCGTGCGCATGGCGATCTCGATCGGAAACGTCGGCGGGTAGCCGAGTCTGGCCGGATCACTGGGCGCGAGCGGAGTGACGCTGCGCGGCGGTTCCATGAGAATATTTGGTAACACCTTACCCCCGAACAAACCCGCGCTCATCGCGCTGGGCGTGGTTGCTTTTGATTGCGGCGAACAGCCGCTCGGTGTGCCGTTGGGTCAAGACCTTTTGCTCACAACAATGCCTTTATCCGACTGGCGAGGGCGTGGGCTTCGTTCTGAATCTCTGCCGGCAGCCGGTTCAGGTAGTTGCGCAACTCGTCAAACAGGGATATGGCGGGGTGCTCCACAGGAACGGCTTCTAGGGTCGGTTCGGCATCCACAGGGGGCGGGGCGGCATCCACAACGACTTCTGTCGCGGGGATGTCGATCACAGGGGTGGTTTCTTCAGACATGGCAAGACTCCTTCAGGGATTGTAGGTATAGCTTCTTTGCTGCCCGAACCTTCTCGGGATTCTTGTGCTTCCACTCCCGCTGGCGTTCTGCAGCACACGGTTTGCAATAGACGGACAGGCCATCCAGTCTGGCGGCGTTTTTGGTGAATTGGCTGTGGGGCAGCGTTCGGCTGCAATCTGGACAGGTTTTCATTGGTGGCAGAACCTAGACCCAGAACAGACCCGCCGCGATCGCGGCTAGGCCGAACAGGCTGGGTGGTGTTGGTTCAAGGTTGTCTCGTTTGATCATGGGGTAAGACATTAACAGGTCTAAAACACGTTGTCAAACAGGCTTTTAGGATAGGGGTAAAACACCAAGACACTTCAATCCTTCAAATGATGTGGGGGAAAAGACGATGGGGGGCCAGCGAGCCTTCCCCCATCGGGGTGGTCGTGCATAGAAAAAGGATGCTTTGGAGTCGACTCCAAAAGTCCGATAGTAGGTTAGTACGCTTGCAACAACTCGCGATAAGCGTACAATGTGAATTGTTGGACGGCAATACGTCATGCGCCGCACACGTTAAGACATGACACTATGAAAGGATTTATCATGGCTAAGAAAGAACCCGCAGCTGTACCGACCCTCGCCGCTCAACTTGTTTCGCCGGTCGCCGAGACACTTGACGCAGTCGTATTAGCTGGCATTGTTGCAGCGTATGAAGCACAAGAAGCCGAAGACAAGAGCGCAAGCAATACCGCACACGTCCTACGCAACATGCTGGTGTCGATTCGTTATGGCGCGCCTAAGCAGGTAATTCTCGCGAAGCAGCAAGTCGAATTGACGTTTGCGACTAAGGCGGCACTAGGCGCTAAGAATAAAACCGCGATCACACAATCCGCGATCATTGTCTGCGGTATTCCGGCCGTGACGACTGGCAAAAACAAATCGGCCGCAATCGCAGGTCTCGGCGCAGTCGCATTCGCCGAATCTTTGACCGGCGATTGCCTTGTTTCTGCTGATGCGTTGCGCCAGCATATCCGCGAATTGTGGGCGAAGACTACCGGCAAAGTCGAAACGCGCGGCGCGTCCACTCCAGTCGCGAAAACGACTGAGCCGACAAAGATAGTCGAACCGGCGGCCGCGGTTGAGCCGACCAGCAGCAAGGCTTGCATTTCTCTTATCTTGCGTAGTCTCAAGATGTTGGAGTCTTTCAATCTCAAGATGAAAGATTCCGAGAAGTTCGTTTTAAGCAGTGCGGTCGATACGCTCGAATCCCTCGAAGCGCGCGCTGCCTAGTCCACGCAACAATCTTAGCCCGCTTCGGCGGGCTTTTTTTCGTCCACGTTTTTGGAGTCGACTCCAAACCGCGCCGATCGCGGCGCGAAACGTCATAGTAGTTTATGTATGGGCAGCCAGTGTTGTTTGCATGCCTGTGCGGCTTGATTGCAGCCTCGTGGTGAGGTTTGCACATCAGCGCCTATACCCCCATAGCCTGAAAGATCAGCAATCGCTTGTAGGGCTTCTATCAAAGCCTGACCAATCTGTAGGGTTTTAGACTGTCGCGCTCAAGCGACTCGACTTTTCTTCTGCCTTTAGGTCTTACCTCGTTGTGTCAC